TGATCTATAAGATTGTCTTTATAATTCTGACGAAGCCCGGCAAGTGCCGTCTTCTCGGCGTTTATCTGCTTGGTTAGCTGTTTCTTTTCTTCTGCAAGGTCTAAAGACTTCTTGATCAGAGCGTCCAAACCTTCTACTGCCTCATCCGTCTTGAACGAAAGGTCTAGTAATGTTACATCTTCTGCCATTATTTTTGTCTTAACAAATTAATTTTAGTTAGTTTTACCTTACATTCCTGCGTGGAAATGTTGTAGTCCGTGATCGACCGGACATAGAAGAACGCATTTAACTGCTTAAACCACACTATCCCGTTCTCCTTATAGTTGTTTTCGATGTGATAATAAGGTATTTTAGCCTTAATTGTCACGTCCAATGCGTCCGAAAACAGTCCATAGTACTTCTGTAGTGACTGCGTGTACTCGATCGACTTGAAGTATTCTACCCAAGTAGACCCGGAACCAACCGATCCTTTACGAATGGCGAATCTAGGATACGTCCCATCTTGGGGATACGGCACACCGGATTCCACGATGTCACCCTTAGCGGTGAACGATGCCTTCGAAACCTGTAGACTCTTGAAGAAATCCCCGATCTTGAACACTGCGGTGTTCGGGAGACCCTCGGAATCCTCGATCTTGTCGGTTGACAGGTAAAAGTCTGACCAATCCTGCCGGAACTCGTTGAAGGTTATCGGACCGTTGTTCCGATCTACGTTGCGGGCATCGTCAGCGATCAGTTTGTACACGTTGACGATGACGTTCGTGTTGCCGCTATCGTCCACATCCAGCGTAAACTTCCACCCCCATTGGAATATCTTGCAGATATCGGTGAGATACGTTATGGCATCCGATACTCCGCAGTTTCCCCATTCCTGTGTAAGTCCTGCGGTATTCTGAAGCGATGTTATTTTTCCCGACAGGTTTACGGCTTCATCCGGTGACATGAAGGATGGCGGAAGCGCATTCAACTTATTGTAGTCATTGATGTCCCTGCTGATGTAGAATCCATAGAAGTGACGGATAGGTATATTCATAGTCGTAGAAACGTACTTGTAGCGGACCTGCGTGATGTCGTTCTGATCATCGTCCTTTTGGAAGATCGCTACCGTCTGATTATTGTACACCGCTTTGAGAACCACATAGTTCAGCATCGTGCCTATCTTAGACATATCCAGCGTAATGTATGCGTTGTTGTCCATAGTAACAACAGCCACGGTTGATTCTGTCACGCCACCCGGTGCTGTCATGGCTGTCCGGGTATCGTACTCCTTGATATCTAGAGCGTTCCCTTTAAAGTATTTCGTACCGTCATCAGTCTCCGATGCATACCTCCAAAACACGGTAACAGACTTGCCTACAAGTAGATCGGAAATCCCTTTCTGACCCAAGTTCTCGATGATCAGACCCGGTGCATAACCTCCGTAGTCGATAGCGGGGAATGCCACGGGAGTAGGAGAACCTAGTGCTTTCGTGATCAGATCGCTAGCTCGGAAGAACCGGGTATTGCCCACATTCGAGTCGATGAGAGTAGCCTCCACGACTTCTTTTGGCAACTGCGACATCTTTAGGTCCGACTGCGATAGGGCAATGCTGTAGCTCTCCTCATCGCAGGTCACCTTAGCCTTGAACCGCTTGTTGATCGCTATCCCACCTATGTAAATCCTAGCCTCGTACTTCGTATCACGCATCACGTAGCCGAAGTTACGCATCTGATAGAAGATACCATCGTTGACCCGGTTTCTCGGTGCTTTGATGTTAGCCGAGTAGGTGCGGGTAGACTCGCCAAACGAGTAGGGTGAGGACGCATTGATGGAGAGTTTGACATCTGTCTTAGTCAAGCCCTCCAAGAATGTGCCATTTATCTGTATCTTTATATCCATGTTAGTATTGGAATTTTAACGTTGCTGTTTTCGCCAAGCCGGATGCGGTGTATTTGATTCCCGTAGTCGAGGAGCAGCGCATCTTGGTGTCATGAGGAACACCGTCCAAGCCTCGCACCGTCACGTCCGGAGACGTTGACAGGACATCAAGAGCGAACTTGTTAGCCTCAGTCAGTTCGAATACGCAGGTCAACTCCCGCTTGGTTACTGTGCCACCGTCCAAGCCTTGTGTGATCGTAGGCTGCGTGCTCCAATTGTAGCAGGAGATAGCATCGTATGACCCGTAAGAGTTAAGCCAGCGTAGCGTGATAGCTCCGCATGCGAATGTTTCCTCCGGGTAATGCTTCACGGCTGCTACTGACCCGTCCGGATTCTTTAGCTTGATTGTCTTGTACTGACAGGCATCCGGTATAGTACTACCTTGTGTATAAGTGAATATGTCGGTCTCACCGTCATGATAGATACCCTCTGCATCATAGACACGATCATGGTATTGGCTGTTGATGAAGAAGTTATCATCTAGTGTATGCGCTAGCGGTGCTCTGCGTCCCAAGTCATCCCGGAAGTCCGTATCATATTTTGATACCCGGTTGATGTTGTTCCGGCTAGCTAGGTTCATGATCGGCATCCGGAACTGCTGTGTCTGCACGTTGGCAGTTAGGTTAGCTCTGTGAGTCAGCCCTAGCTCCACGGTATACCCGGCTATCCGGTCCTTGTATGCCGGGAGGAGCGGGTAGAAGTGGGATGCCAAATCGATCTCGATGCCGTTGACAGGTTCAAGGTTAGCCACATAGAACGAGTCTAGGGAGGATCGGCATTGCACAAAGAAGTATACTATGATGTCCGTAGGCAGATCCGTAACGATCAGCTTTAACGGAATGTTGTCCCAAATGGACAGACATCCGGGATAGTTGTAGACCTTGCCATCGGGGATGTCTACGTTCAGACCTATTCTTGGTACTTGTACTTTCATTGCGTTAATATGGTTAGAATTTTAGCCTTTATGATCTTGTTTATATCCAGCGTCAGCCGTTTCACCCGTTCTGGATTAATGATGTCGGA